ACCGATATTCTTCGAAGCATCAACCACAACAGCCTTAGAGGCAGTCACAGTACCAGCAGTAACACCGTCAAGCACTGCGATTTCCGCAGAGCTAAGGTCGGTGCCAGCATCGCCGGGGTTAGTTGCGCCAACACGGATACTTTCCGTGATGAGCGTATTACCAGCCATGTCAACTAATGTAGTCATTTATTTCTCCTTTGTTGGAGTAATAGGGAGGCTGTTACACCTCCCTGATTACATTAGAGTGGGCGCGAGTAATACAGACGCACCACGCCGGAACCGGCGGTGGCGGCCTGCGAATCAACTTCCCAAGTCAGGAGCTTAGCAGTGGTCGTGGGCGAACCCAGAACCTCTGCGCCGATCCAACCTGCGAGGTCAGCGCCGCCGTCATTCAGTTCGGTCTGCGTAGCAGCCACAACGAACGCATCAACGTCCGCGTTGCTGGTGCCATCGAGATCGACCCAACCAATGTTGAGCGTCATCGAAGAACCAGACGAAGTGAAAGCAACACGGTTGATGATCTCAACCCGCTCCACAATCGAGCCCTTAGGCAGGACGTAGGTGGGGTCAATCACAACCGAGTTCGAGGCGACGGCAGGCATCTGCGCGTAGTCGAGAACAATCTCAATGCAGTTCTTCGGGCCATCGTTATGATAAGCGCCGAGGGTTGCAAGGTCAGTTTTGGCAATGCCATACTTGAGCGTGAGACCGTCGTTATTATTCCAAATTTGAGTCATAGTTATATCTCCTTAGACCACGTCATAGTTCGTGAGAACCGTGACCATGTTTTCCGGACGATACAGCTTGAAACCATATTCGGTAATCGTGAGATACTCAGTCTCCTGCTTGTCCTTGTTGAACTCGCTATAGACCGTAGGCATCTGACGGAAACCACCGATGATCGGGCAAACGTCTCCACTCTGAGCAGAGAAGAAGAAGTTAGCAACCGGGGTCGCGGCGGCAGAAACGCCGTCAATGGTACCATCCGTAACCGTAGTAGAACCACGGGGCAGATAGTTGGACACATAGACGTCGAAGCCGAAGATGTTGAAGCGGAACTTGAAGCCAGTAACAATACCCTCGCGAGTAATGTTTTCCCACATCGGAACCGGCGAAAGCAGGTTCATGAGGTTGGTCTGGGTCTGGAGCGTATAGGCAACAGACGGATCGACCACGGCGACGAGATTCGTCATCGGAACGTTGGCCTTCGACAAGGCAAAGTGAGCCTTGGCAAAGTCCTGAAGAGTAATACGAGTGGACGTGCCCGAACCCCACCAGCGGTGGTCGGCCTCGTTAATCGTATTGGTGTCAGTAACAGTTTGACCGGCATAGGCGCGGTTGAAGATGCGGGTTTCCACACCTTCCATGATTGCACGATGCTGACGCGTCGGGAAGGCCGCAATGACCTCCTGAGCGTACATCGAATCACGCTTAAACTTCTCAGAGACCGAATGAGCCGAGTACTTGTACTGGTCATAGGAAAATTCGAAGTTACCCTCGTCGAGCTTCTGATACTTAACAGCCGCACCCTCAGCGAAGTCCTGAACTTCAGCTTCACCGATGGACGGGATGTTAATCAGATTGCCCGTGGGGAAATCGCCAATGATACGGACAAACTTGGTAGCAAACAGATCATCAAGCAGAAGCTGCTTCATCTGTTTCGACCAGACCTCATCTTCGATGAGATACTGGTTGGTATTGGTTTGAAAACCAGCCATTTAAGTTATATCCTTTTGTGTTAATAATTAGCTCAGTTGTTCCAAGAAGTAGTCCTGAACCTAGGGTCTTTGGAGTCTTGGTGTAACTGAACCTGCGTCTTTGGATTCCAGTACTGAGTAGGGTTATCCCGCCTCATCTTCTCATAGAAATCCCAGTCACGAACATTGGACTGGTGTGGGAGGTTGTCGCTTCTCACATGAGAATTCGGGGGTGCTTGGAATGCTCCAGCAGGTGCCTGATCCAATCCCAGAGTCTTAAATAAGACCTGAGGGTAAGTCAGTGCAGTCTGCTTGGCCCAATCCATAGACAGGCCCATCTCTCGTACCTTCTGTTGGAAAACCTCGCGGTAATTGCTACCGTAGGTCTCCTTCAGCTTGCTCTCTACGGAGTTATAATTCTCCTGTGCCTTTTTAGATTCTTCGTATTCACGAAGCTTATTGGACACAAGATCATCTAACTGCTTAGGATCAAGCTTGGGCGCATTAACATCATCCGTAGTCTGGGGTGTGGTGACTGGAGTGTGCGTAATCTGGAGCTTCAGTTGGTCTAGAAGTTCCTTAACTTGCGGTCCCGTTTGTGCAGCCTCCACAGCCTTCAAATAGTCGGCTCGGAGCTGGTCGCGACCCTGTTCAAGGGTCTTAATGTATCTATCGGCTTCAATCTTAGCCTTAGCGAGTTCCTTTACGGTCTCTTTCTCATCGCCTCGGGCAAACTTGCCATTAGGGCCGATGTAGGCATCGATATCTGCGTCTGTGATCTGAGTATGGTCAATCTGATCAGTAGTAAATAAATCCGTCATTGTTTCCTTCGGTCTGGATCAGTGAGTTTCATAACTTGGGTTAAGGTTGAGATAATCCCGTTTCTGTGGGCTTGTCGGTAGTCCCAGTTGGGTGAGTCATACGACTCTCTGGATGCTTCCGCTCTCTCTTCCTCTTTCTTCATGTCCGTAAGGATGTCATGAAGACGATCCAAAACGTCTGAATGCTTTACGCTTTCTTGGAACCGTTTAACCTGCTCTTTGTCAGAGAGGTGACTAGTCCATGCGGTAATCATTGTGGAGGTGCTTGTCCTTCATCAGGTAACTGCGGGGGTGGTGTAGCAGCGGCGCTCATGTCAAAGTCATCGCCCATACCACTTGCAGTCATGGTTGACTGTAAGGTCTGCTCTTGCAGAGCCTGTGCCTGCTGTTGTCCCATCGCCTGCTCAGACAGAGCCACGAATGGAATAACAACTTCATAGTCTTCAAGGTTGAACACCTTCTCGAATATCTTAGCCAGCTTCACGCCAGAGAAGTGTGGTTGTACGGTCGGCCACATCTGACTCTGAGTGAGACTTGTAAGGTTCTGAACGAGTTCAGCCTGTTCAGCGAAGTGCCTAGCAGCGTTAGGAACGATACGTCCCACGCCAGTAATGTCTTCTGCTGTAATAGTTTGGAAAGATTGGAACTTGAGTTCGTCATCAAACACGTTAATTGTGTTGATTCCTGTCATCAAACGACGGCCCATTTCGAGCATCGCTGTGTAGCAGGGTTCCTCAAAGTCCTCGGAGAACTGATAAGTCTTGTTCTGGAAGATACGAGACGCGGCATTCTCCATCCGCTGGACCTCATACTTGGTCTTCTCACCCGGTGTACGGAAGCCCATAGCTTCTCGTGGTGCACCAGCCATCTCTTCCATGAGACGTTCGAGGTTCTGAATCTCGAAGTTGATCTGACCTGCATGGACATCTGGCGAATGCAATTCAACGTCACCTTCTTCGGAGACGTAAATCTTTTCACCCGGCTGCCATGTGAAGTCTTCCACGAAGCCCTTGATTTTCTGGACTGGGTACGTAGCCAAGTCCATGATATCGGCCTTCATGTTCTCTACGTGGTCCATGCGATACTGCATGCCCACGAGATTATCCAACGGTCCCATGCCCCAGAGGTTGTCTGGACGCTTACGCCATGCGGCGTGGAAGATCGGAGGATAGCCGAAGTAAGAAGGATTAGGCTTAAGGCCTGCAATCTTATGTCGGTCAATAACTGTAATTACATGATTCTTCCAAAGCTTATCGTTCTCAGAATCATAGAGGTCACCATAGAAGGTTAAGATTTCTACGGTGTCAGATGCGAGATATTCGCGGAAAGAAGAGAAACCTTCGATGGAATACATCGTATCTCTCTGCTGCCAATCGGTAGATGTGTTGGCTGCTTGGTCGCGGACATCCTTAAGGTAGTTCCACATCGTCTCGTACTCTTCACGATTGTCGTCTACCGACAGGCGTTCGAGTAATTCTCTGAGGTCACCCTTAGAGATAAGGGACCTGATGATCTTGGGAGAGTTCTGGAAGTTCTCGGCGGTAGGATTGAACACGATGTCATAAGGATTAATACGCTTAATCATCGGGCCTACGTAGCCGCTCTGGGTTCCGTTGTCCTGCTTAATACGCTGATCCATCCACTCGATGGTAGCGAAGCAGTTACCCTTCTGCACCCAGTCCATGAGAATCTTATCCATCTCATGCTTAAGCATGGGTTGGCTAAGAACCCATGTCATGTAGTTGGTGATGGAATCACGCTTACGCTTGGAATTAGAATCCTTCTCATTCGCCATCCACTCTACGTTCTTCCTCTGAGGGAACAGAGCGTATTTGTAGTTAGCCATTAGGTTGTCATGAACCTGACACAGCTTGGGAACGGTAGTTCTATTCTTCCACGGTAGTGAAGAATTAGTTGTGGTGGATGTGTCCGTAGCGTAG